TTTCCTCTTGAAATTGCTTCGCCAAATTCTTTTGGATGTATTCTTTTTGATTGAGCGATTGACATTTTTAACCGCGTTTCAGGAGAAGCGATTCTTCCCTTGAAAGCTTCTGACATTCTTGCTCGCTGTTCTGAAGTCCTTTTTAATCCAGTAACAGACCGTATGAATTTTTTAATAGCCTCAGGGCTTCTTTTTAGACCTCGCCTTGATAATCCGGCGCGTTTTTGGGCTTCAGCAGACGGCCTAAAAGATTTTATTATTTGAGTCCATTTTTCTTTTTGCTCGGGAGACGCATTTAGCCTTGCTAAAGATAATTTCTTTCTATGTTCAGGGGATAAAATCTTTCCTTTGTGTTTGGCTGAAATTTTATCTTTAACTTCTTGGCTTCTTCGTCCGCCGCCTATCCCGCCAGCGTCCGCATTTGTAAGTCGGCAACCTAGATGCTTTAACGATTCAATCCAGAACCTTTCGGCTTCCTGCCATTCTTTGTCAGTAGCATCTACAAGCGTCTCAAGAGCTTCAATAATCGGAATTTTACCTTCAGCTTTCAAGGTTTTAATCCAATTACATTTGTAAGTTGAACCAATTTCTTTCAAATGCCCGCGAAGTCTTCCCGGCAAATCAAACGCCTTTCCGATATAACGCACATCTCCGGTGAGAGGGTCGGCCAACGTGTAAATAAATGTTATATGGTTATGCATCTAAATCTATATTCGTAATTGCTGGAATGTCGCAAACTGTTCCGAACTGCAGAATATACCCATCAATGAATATCTCCGCGATTTGGCCGTAGGGCGTCAGTGACGGCGCGGGGTCAATGCTCTTGAAGTCAACAGGCGGCTCCTCGGTGATGTTCAAAAGCACCCTGCACTTGTCCCGAAGAATCTGGCAATCCTTGTAGAACGGGTCAATCGCTGCCGGTGTTCCCGGAACGCCTTCGCCCTCGGCCAGCAACGTCTTGAATCCGTGTCCGCGAATCACTCCGACAATCCAACTGCGGTCAACTCTGTGGAGCGTATTTGCCTGCGTGAAACTACCACGAGACTTGTCCCCATTCCAGCAAATCAAAACCCTCGGAGCTTCCTCTCCGGCCTTGTAAATCTCCTGCCAGAACTTTCTCGGTGACGGCATGACCTTCGTGTAACCGCCACGCGGCTCTACCCATGCGTTGAGCCAGTTCTGAATCGTGAGAGCTTGAAATTCCACGGTCATAACACCGCCGTCTTTTGTGTATTGTGGGCCGGGGTCTGTCATAACACTGTCCTAATCATCCGATAAAATTCTTCTGTGGCTGCTTCTTCAACCTGTCCCCTAGTAAATTGCGTTATTTCGCCCGAAGAATCAACAGGGAAAAACGGTCTTGGTGGTAAATTATTAGGCGGATAACCAAAATTTTGTGCCAGAGCATAAGCACAATCGCTATCCGACACCGAAACTCTGCCGCAGTCCGGCGTGTTCTCCATCTTGACTGAAGATTCCAGCTTGCCAGTGACAAAGAGAGTAGCGTTGTCGCGCCCAACCCTCTTCGCGTATCCCGGCGTCAAAGCCGTCCATTCAGTCGGCCTGTCAACTCCGAACTCGCCGAAGTTAGAGCGCACGATTTCAAAAAAACGCTCAGACATGGCGTTTTGCACGGGTTCACGAACTTCATCGAAGTAGACAGACAATGCGCCTCTGAACTTTTCCGCTTCCGACGCTGACAATGTGAGTTCGTAGTTCATTTTCTTCCTTGGCCTGTGAGCCAGCATCGGCAATTTATCACGTCTTCCGGGTTGCCATTTTTATCGCCCGGACAGACAAGTCCATTGTGGAAAATTGCGTCAATTGGAATTGAACCTTGCTCTTCGCACATCGCATGAGACTCTCGAACCAATTCATCATCTTCCGTATTCCACGCCTTGTGCGTAAAACCAGCTCGCTTCAAAACCCGCAATTGTGAATTCCCGTAGGTTACTTGTGCTTCCGTCTCCGCGACCACGCGCCCAGAGCCAACCTTGACCGCCTGCGCCGCCTTGTTCAGCAACGCCCGGATTTCACGCTCGCTCGCGCCCGCTGCGCCGTCCAAAACGGCGTCGAACCGCTCAATCATCGTCACCGGAAACTCGGCAAGGAACTCTTGACGCGCCTCCGCGAACTGTTCGGCTTCCGCCTCTAGTTCGGCCTTCGCGAAGGCTTCTTTGCTCGGCTCTAGCTTGGCTAGTCCGGCGTATGTTCCCAAGTAACCTTCGTAGGCCGCGTCCAACATCAGCAACAGGAACAGGGCAATCATCTCGTCGCGTGTTCTACGCTTCGCTGCGATTGCTTCCGCTTTGGCATGCGCGGCAAAGTCATCAACCGCCTGCTGGTATCGCTTCTCGGCTTGACGGCGGATTCTGTCGTGCTTGTCAGTAACTGAATCAGAATGGCTGGCGCAGATTATGTTCGCTGCGCGGTAGGCGAGGGAGGAAGATTCAATAATAAATTCAGATTTTTTCTCTCTGCGAGGTTCGTAAACTACTTTATTTTGTTGCCAATTCTGTCTAATTCCTTCCCATACGCGTCCATTTTGAGAAACATATCCAATTTGATTGCCGCTTGAGTCAACAATGTCAACACGCGGTATGTCGTCCGAATTTCCGCCATTTTTGAATACAAAATCGCGTCCTTCCTCGAATTTTATGCTCGCTTCTTCGTAAGAAGCAATCGGAAAAGTCTTGTCATAAATTCTGACAAACAAAGCCTTAATGGGAAGTTGAGATTCTACTACTTTTGCAGGTGGAGCTGAAACCTTCCCCACCACGGCGGAGGGGGTGGGTTTGGTAAATTTTACTTGTTTAGTAGAGATTTTTGACGCCTTTTCTCTTGTCAGTTGGTCGGTCTTGAATAGCTTCCTTGAAAACCTCCCACCTTCCCTCGACCCTGACGGAACGTGTGGATGCTTCAAATCGTCAAAAGCGGCCTTCACAACGCCTCCTAAAACCCTGTTTCTTGCGCCTAGGACTTCGTAGGACGCGTTTTCACAGCCATAGCGTGGCTTTGCCGTCAAAACGGACGCCGCACGCTCTGCAAGTCTTATTGTCAGCGTGTTGTTCATGGAAATCCCAAATCTCCCAAAGGCCAGCCGTGCGGTGGTGCTTGCTCAAAATATCCCTGCCAAGTGTTCATGTCCGACGGTGGGCTGCTCGCTCCGACGCGAATTGACTCCAAAGGAAAATTGAACGGCTTTGCCGAGTCATAAGCCGGAAACGGACTCGCTCCTTGTCCCATCCAATTGACGTTTATCGCCGTCAAGTAGTCCCTGCCCGTCGGGTCGGTTGGAAGAACTATTCCAAGTCCCTTGGTCAGTTTCTCCAGATAGGTTTTTGCCTCGGTGTAGAACGTTGCGAACGGAGCCGACGCACCAGCCTCGGACAGGATGAACATCTTCAGGCTTGGGCTAGACATTGCCAACTCCCACGCTGCCATGTTCAGGACGTGCTTGTAAACTTCTGGCGGAACTGTCCCCGCCGTGACGCTCAGCGGATACTTCCCTGCAATTTGAATCGCTCCCCTGAACTGCGCAATGACCAATCCGAGAATCTCCGTCGCCCTGTCGTCAAGTGCCGGGTCAATGGTTCTTCGCTTCTCCGGGTCTGATAGTGCAGAAGCTATCGAATCGGAATCAACATTCTCGTTGGACGTAGCTATCACGTTCAGCGCGATTACTTTCGCAATCTCGTTGATTGCCGCGTCCGCTGGGGGAAGTATCCAATTCGTAACCATAGTTCATTGACCTAGGTAAGGATATGCGTTGGTCACAAAAGTAAGATAGGTGTTCGTAACATATCCTAGAGCGTTCGTCTGCTCGACCAAAGCGGGCGTGGAAATAAAGTTGGTTTTCAGTGAGTATCCAGTCACGCCAGCAACTGTTCCGGCTGTAATTAACTGTGCAATAGTCTGCCCCGTTGAGTTGGTTATTCCGGTGTTTAGACCGGCTATACCAGTCGCGAAGGTGTTATTTACTGCGGTTGCAGCATTTGTCGCCCGTGTATCAATCGTTTGGCCTACTGAGTTTGTTATACCGTTGTCCAGTCCTACAATAGTCCCGTAGAACGCGCCGCGATAAACCGTCACCGTGGCAATCGTTCCCATGCACAAGACTGCCGTCGCGCCGAGTAAGAAAAATAGTGATAATCGTTTCATGTGTCCTTTATATATGCCAAGCGTTAGCCCACCACTCGTGCTTTATCCCTGTGGCCACGTTCAAGTATGTCTGAGCCTCGCGCTTCGGTGTATGTGTCGGAACGCCGACCCCCGTCACATTCGCGTCGTAGAGCAGCGCGGACGCCGAACTGACTTCCGCCGTGCTCCGTAGAACCTCGATTGATGTCGCCATAAAAAAACCTTTCCATTAAGGGATGCCCGGATTCTATTCCGGACATCCCACGAATCATCCCCCATTCAACCAAATTACTTCCCGCTGAAATAAACTTGATAGTTCGTAATTCCGGTCAACGCTGGAACAGTAACCGTCCCTATATACAACGTGCTAATTCCTCTGATTCCCACGTCTGAGCTTTGATACGTTGACGCAGCGTTCGTTATCGGGCCGTAAGCAGCAATCGTTGTCACCCTTGTCGGGGTTGCATTCAATACATTGGTGACAGTTCCTAGCAGAACCATGTCTTGCTGAACCACCCCGGTAGAGTTGGTGAACTGCGCGTTCGCCGGGATTGCCCCTTTTACACTGGCATAAACAGACCAGACTATATTTGAAGTGCTTGCTGTGTTCGTGCCTTGGCAACTGAACTCTAACGCAACTTCTTTGTAAGGCATGATATTGATTGCCGTGAAGTTTGTGACAGTTTGAGCTGAAACAATTGATATCGGCCACGCCGGGAAGTTTACAACCGTGTTGGTGGTTGCAGTGCTGTCTATCACACCCACGCCAGATGCGGGCAAGACGCCAATCGTTGTGGCTGCCAAACCTGACAACGCCAAGCCGATGACACTAATCCCGATGATGATTTTAGTTTTGAATTTCATATTCTTTTTCCTTTTCAATTTTTGTTGAAGCCGAGGCCGGGCTTTTACACCCGACCCCAGCCTTGTTGAGTCATTCAGCTTATGCCGACTGTTTGAGCAGCATCAATTGACGCTCGTCGCCAATCGCTGTCCCCCACATTAACTGCGCCCTCATGTTGGCGATTTCATACGCATGGTCGAGATACTTCACAATCATGAACGTAAGTCCAATCTTTGGCGAGGTGACTAACTCAATTGCCGCCGTCGAAGGAATCTCCGGCAAGACTTTCGTGTAGTCAATCGGGACTCTGCTCACCAAGAGCAATCCTGAACGCGTTCCGGCAATACCGACGATTTTCGCTGTCGCGCTCGCGCCGGGAACAACGGTCAAACCGTTGGTCGTGCTGTCCGCGCCGCTGCCGCTCGTCGAGATGTTGTCCGTCACGAGTTGTGATTTGCGAATCTTCGCATTGCCGATTTCAAAGAACCGACCAGTCCGAATCAGGTTTTCCTGAGGCTCCTGTCGGATGCCTTGGATTGACTGATTCAATTGGAAGTTCGTGTCGCCTGCGATGCTGGAATACAGGCTCGTGTGAACCCACGCCCAACGCAGCAAGTCTCTCGTTCCGGGAGCTTCGTCGCCACCGGGGAACTTCGACAAGTCCATCGCAGCGGGCAAGTCCGCCACGAACGTCTTCAGTGTCGCACCTGCGATATTGAAGAAACCCGCGCCGTAGGTCGGGTCAGGGAATGCCGATGCAGCCGTAATCGTGGTCGTGGTCGTGCCGACGTTGGCAAACCGCGTGCTGCCGTTGATGGCCGTATTGACCAGCGTGTAGATGATGTATTCCGCCAAACTGTAAAGCTGCGGAGCCTTCTGCTCGTTCATCAACTGCCGCGCCGTCGCGCCGAGAAGTGTGTTGGTGATTGAGATAGGAACGCCAGCGTAGTTGCTCATCTGCACGTTCACGTCCACGTCGGTTCCTGCGCCGCCTGTTGCGAGAGTGGCCGGCCCCCACGGAGTCGTCGCCGTCTTCAGTTGGACTGGCGGGACTTTGATGTAACGCGTGCGCGCCTGTTGCATGTAAAGCACAGGTGTGCCGCTCAAATCAGTCACAATGTCGTCCAGCATGATTAGCTGGTTTTCCAAGTGACCGAGATTCCATTGCATCGTCAACGCCGTGTTCAACACGCCCAACGGATTGCTACCCGCTGGGTCGGCATATCCGTCGTAGGTCGCCTTGATGTATTCCTCCGTCATCGGGAAGTCAGCACCACCGGCAACCATCGTTGCCAATGTCGAGGCGATTTGAGCCTTCACATGAGACGATTGAACTGCGTCTTGGATGCCTTTCTCGTTCATGTGTGTCGCCCGGATGATGCCGCCGTGACGGAGCATCTTCGCGTCAGGCTCACTGGCCTGCAAGAACGCCTTGACAGTCTCGCGCAACGAAGCGTCGCCGACTTTCGTGCCTGTCTGAATGTCACCAGCGTCCGAAGCGGTAAGCCGCTTGCCGAGTCCTTTGTCTTCCCTCGCAGGAAGGTTCTGGATATAGGAAACGCCAAGACCCGGCTCGACAGCTTCCATCTTGAGTGCTTTGGCCTTGACTTTGGCCATCGTCGAGTCTTCCTTCGGCGCGAACGCCTTTGAAGCCTTGATGACTACGTCAAGCGTGGCCTCGGTTGCTTTGATGAGTTTGTCCGCATCCTCGGTGATGAACTCTACCCCTGTGGCCTTCAGCGCGTCCATCTCTGCGCCGGAAGCATCCTGCATGTCGCCCGCCGTTAATTTTGAACCTGCGGGAACACTTACGATTTTAATTTTCATAATTTCCTTGTTTGTTTGTTTCCGCCATTAAGGCTGGGCGGTAGCCTTCTTCGCGCCTACTTTAGCGCAAAATTTGTCAACTATTTCGCGACTCCCAATGTTTGGAATCCGATTGGTGAACCCGTCAACGATTCTCTGGTTCTCGTCGTTGCGGGCGTAAAGGGTGTCGAGGGGTGAAATGATTTTGTCAGTTGCTTTCTCGAATGTAGTCCCCTTTTTCTCTGCCGAAACTTTTTCAGCCATTTGCTTTAAGTGAGAAAGATGTTCCAGATTACTCATATCATAATGACGAGTTTCGTGAGTCTTGTGTGAGTGCATATAGGCGTGAGCAATCGGTTCGTACCATGTAGATTCGCCTTCTTTGGATTTCTCGCCTCTTTTATGCCATTCAAGAATCTCTTGAGCAGCAGCCGCGCTTCCGCCGCTCCAAATTTGGCTTAAAATTGGAGAGCCTGAATGAGTAACTGCGGTGATGTTATGTGGCGATTTTTCGTCGCTCATCATTCCGCCATGTTGCATTTTACGCGTCTCCCATCCTTTCTTAACTCCTTCGCTCGTCCCCTTGGCCTTGACCAAATCTTCGTCCACCATCGTTTCAAACGCCTTCACAATTTCCGCGTCAACGTCTGCTGCCTCCATTGCCTTCGTGTCCGGTGAATTGGCGTAGAGTGCGCGTAGATGAGCCTCGGCTTTCTCTTTGCTGTCGGATTCGCCCTCGTCCGTTCCGTCCTTCTTGATGACGTGCCACTTGTCGCCCTTTTTAACCACGTTGTATCGGGCTTTAACGCTATCCTTGCCAAGCTTTGCCGTGTTCAACACGCCCAAGTCAGCGTTTGCAGTATCGTCAGAAACAGCCTTGATTGTGTCGGACTCGATTGCGTCGGTGGCTTTTGATTTAGACTCATCTTGGACGTGAACATAAGAATTCCAATCATCATTTGAGAATCCGGTTCCTCCAAGAGCAACTCGTGTTTTTCCGTTAGAATAATACTCATGCCCTTGTCCTGCACTGGCTACATCCTCTCGTCCGTGTTTCTCGCCAACCTTCTTGAATCCTTGTTCAATCATATTGGCTTTCAATTTGTCATGAATTTCTTTCGCTTGGCTTGAAGAATAACTTCCAAGTTTGCTGTGTATCCAATACGCCCCGCTATCGGCAGTAGTTCTCATGGAAAGTTTATTCTCTCCGCCAATTCCTGAAATTTCTTCAATGTAAGATTTCAGACCGTGCCCGCGCTGTTCCCACCCTTTCTTCGCACCCTCCGAAGTCCCTTTCGCCTGAATCAAATCCTCTTCCAACTCAGCTTTCTTTGCCTTGACATGCGGCATGGCCTTAAAAGCTGGGCGATTTGTCATCGCACCGGCTACGGAATTTAATCCCGTTATTCTAGCTGGATTAGTTTCAGAGCCACGAACGCCGTCGGGGAATGTCCAATGCTTTTTCTTGCAATGGGCTTTGGAATAATCCGCATCAGTAGAAAATTCAGGGCTAAACGAACGATACACCTTACCATTCGCACATTCCGCACCGTAGGATGTTGGTTCTGCTCCGCGCACAATAACCCCTTCGTGCCCTCGGATTTCGCCATATGTAAAATTAACTTGGCCTTTTGGCAGCGTCAGGGTTGCACGACGTCCTTCGTGGTCTTCATCGCAAAAGATTTCCTGCTCGCTAGTTGCATAAATATGGTCAACACTTTCTTGCAACGCTTCAGCGGTTAAAGCGTCTACCTCAACTGCAATGGTTATCGTCTCATCATTTCGGAATCCGGCATTTATGATTGCAGTCCCCGCTGGCACATAAACAAATTCAACAGCCTCACCCATAACCCAAGGTGTTGATTTTGTTGGCGGCAATTGAACGCCAACCGCTGTCCGGCAATGAATTATATTATCCACACCTGTCTGTTCAATCTGCGCGGGAGCTTCTACTGCAGCCGAAGCCTTGATAATTTTTTGATTTTTTGATTTTTTCATATTGAAATTTGCGAACAAGTTGACGGTTTGGAGTGCCCGTGCGATAAAAACCTTTCCTTCACTTCGGGGCTTGAATGTTTCCATCTCACCTTCGCTTGAGTCAATCGCTCTGATGATGTTTTCAGTCATTCTTCAGAATCTCCCTTTGTTGACCAATTCCAGAACCTTTGCTTCGACCGCTTTTACCTCGCCATTGTTGTTTGGTGAACGCTCTGCGGCCAAGACTAGATTCTCAAGCTCCGCCGCGTCCTCCGGTGAATCAACAAGGGCAGCTTGGATTCTATGAGCAGTTACAGATTTTTCTTTTGGTTCGTTCTCATTTCCCTGCTGCCCTTGAAATTGTGCTGTCGCAACCTGCTGCTCGAATTGAGTCTCAAAGTCTTTCTCCTGCTTTTCCGTAGGAGTCATGGCCTCTTCCAAAATCGCTGGTTGCCCTTGGATGAGCACCTTGTCGCCCGGACTCGGCTGCTCCATTCCGGCGCGTTTGTAAACGGGGTCGAGAAGCAGCGGCACTCTGGTTTGGCCAATTTTTGAAAGATAATCGGCTTGCTCAACCGCGCTCAATGGCCGCGTCATGTCTGCCTCAACCGTCGGCCTCTCACTGGACTCGCCGAAATTCTCAATCAAAAGTGATTCGGCAAACTGCTCGGTCAGGATTCGCGCAATCCATTTGGTGTGCTCCTCCAAACGCTCTTGGCGAACGTTCTCATGCACTTCCCCTTGTGCGCGTGTTCCGCCGTTTACAGGAGCGGAAGTGGTAAGCGTCTGGCCTAACATTAGAAGCTGGCACTGCTCATCAGCTAGGCGCATCAAGGCGAGTTGCGCGTTGTCGCCACCCATCTTGTGTTCTGCTCCAATAACGAGTTTGGCAGAATCGGGATGAACAAAATAACCTTGGTTGGCGGCTTGGAGTGCTAACTTCTCGAACTTGTCAACTTCAGAAGGATTGCTAGACAGAGACGCTTGGTAAGCTATATCGAGGAACGGATTTCCATATTTTTGGGAGTAGGCGAGCGACCAGTCTCGCCCGTAAACAATCATCACCCAATACCAAGTGAGAGGCCGCATGAATCCAGCACCAAGGCATGAGCCGCTTTTACTCTTGAACTTGGCGACTAGAAATTTTGATGGATTGTCCATCATTTCATGTCGAACGACATTCGAGAAACTCATGTTCCCGGACTCTGCGGCATAAGCTACGCCCACGCGCCCATCCGAGGTAAAAGCATAATTTCTGGGATGCACCCATCCACTTGCTCTGATGTTCTTTTCGGGTCTGCCTTCCGGGTCGGTGGCATTCTCATTCCAAAGCAATTCGACAATTGAAATGCCGTTTATGATTGCGTCGGTTAAATCAAAAACCATTCCACCCAATCCGTCTTCATCGGCAAACCTGCTAGGCTTAAATGCGTCTAGTGCGCGGCGAACCAAATCGGCTTTTTCTTCTGAGGAGTCTGTCGGTTTTTCTCCGGGGACACAGTAGGGATGAACAATAAATTTTGCGGATGAAATTGCGGCACGCAGCTCAAAACATACCTTTCGGAACATCGGCCAAGTCGTCTGCATCAAATTTGTTAATTGCTGTTGCTCCCAAATATTGCCCGCGTTGGCCATTCTCAAAATGGCATCAATTCTTTTTGGAGGAATTTTTGACGGGAGTTGCAAAAACCAATCTTGTAACATGTCAGATTGGATATTTCTGTCTGACAATCCTTCTGTGTCGGATTTACGTTTCGGCATCGTAACCGGAAGGGTTTGGTCGGCCTTAACAAAGAATGGGAACTTTGATGTCAGTGAGAAATTCATGCTAAAATTTTCTCCCGTTCAACGCCAGACCGGTTAGCTCGCCGGTTTTGGGGTCTGCCAAAGAATAAATACTCACCTTGCGCGTGACAGGTGAAGACGAAAACCCAGCGGCGGCTGAAAGAGATTCAGCCCCGCCGGTCATGTTAGTTAGCACACTTGTAGACAACTCAGGCATCTTCAAGACTAAACATCGCTTGAAAATGCGGATTTAGAAACCGAAAGTAAAAAAGTCCTTGGCTACTTGGAAAGCAAATCCGAACAGCAAACAAAGTGAGTTTTTCTAGTCACGAAGACAAGACGCTTGTTCACGCGCCGAAATTTTGCGTCGGGATAACGATAGCCGTTTCCCCAGATTCTTTGAAGTATTCGAGTCGGTGTGACGTTAAACTTCTCAGCCTCCTCAATAAGAAACTGCTTAAGGGGAATCTCGGAGGGGTTGGCGGGGGAGTTAGTCACTTCGGAAAGCCGTAAATAATTGACCCGATGTTTTCTATCAATGAAAAAACGACTAAAGCGACGACTACTAACAATGCGCAGCTATACCCAAGTTTACGGCTATCTGCAGTTTTTGAACATAATTCCGCCAATGCGAACAAACCAAAACTTATGGCTGTAATAAGCATTAAAATTTCAATCTTTGGATTCATTGTTTCTTTCCTTTCTTCCGCAGGTAGGTTCGCGACGGCTCTTGCATTGGTTCTACGCCAAGGTGTTCGTGTAGCTTCTGGACTTTGAGAGTTTCAATAGTCATAAGACCTTTCTTTGTTTGCCGTGTTGAAACTTCTTTGACTGCTCGCGCCACTTGTCCAGCGTTGACTTGCTGATTCTCTGCCTGCCGAACATCTTGTATCTCGCCACAACTTCGTCAATCTGACGCTCCATCTGCGCCTCACTCCATAACTTGGCTGAGATTTCGATACTCACACAAACCTTTCTAGTAGCTTGTGCGCGGGCGAGCCTCGCAAAATGCGAATGTCAATCGGCGCGACTGTGTGAACGAGACGGAAGTCCTCAAGCGTTTTTACCTTTTCCCAATCAACTTGAACAGTATCGCTAGGCCGAGGACACCGCTTGTTCTTATCCCATTTGCCATTGAATGCACGCGCCATTTTAGTTGATAACCGCCAGAATGTCGTCCGCGTGGACTAGGTTGAACATCTTGCCATCAATCTTGACCTCTGTCCCGGCGTATTTGCAGACCAGAATCTTGTCCCCGGCCTTGACTTCAAACACGCGCCGGATGCCTTTGCTGTTGACCTTGCCCGCTCCTAGCGCAACCACAACGCCTTTCAGCGGCTTCTCCTTCGCGTTCTCTGGCAGGTAAATGATGCCTATTTTGTCCGAGACCGGCGTCGGTTCGATGAGGACTTTGTCGCCTATGGGTTTAAGTTTTGTGCTCATAGTTTTAATAAAGAGTCGCGGCAGGATTTTAACCTGCAAGGGCGTTTTGCTTCTGGCGTTTATGCCGCGCCAAAATCATCTCCGCCAAGTTCGCGCCCATCGCCGCTGCCGCCTGATTCTCCCCAGCACTCGTCTCCATCGCGGCTGCGTCAACCTTAAACTCCAGCGTGTAAATCATTCGGCGCGTGCTAATCTTTGCATTGACCATTTGCGCAATGGCCAGCTTGAACTCGTCCCGCCTCTTGCCCAACTCGATGTAAACCGCGTTTCGATGCGCAATCATCGCCCTCTTCGCCTCGGAAGGCAAGATAAAAAGATGATTAATTCTAAAGCTATTTAGGGTTTTAAATAGATGGTTAATTTTGCTCATTTTATCCGCTCCAATCTAAAGAATGGTTTTCTAAGTCGCGCAAGTTCAATGCTGACAATTTGCGGCCACTGATAAAACGTGTCAATTTCTGTTTTCAATCAATCCTCAAGTCCAAGTCGTCCGCCGACAGTATGTCCGGCGTGATTAAGTGCGCGCTACCCTGTCCGACTCGTATGCCCTCGGTCGAGGCAAACGCTTCACTCGGCTCGAAGAATTTGTTAAATGCGCCGCTTAAAGCATCAACGATATCTTTAAGCCTTCCGTTTGGGAACGCCTCAAGTTCATCCAAAGCCTGACTGTTCCACCGACCCAAAAGAAATTTCACTTTGCCGACGCTTGCTTGGGTCGCCATAGGGTCTGCCCGGACTTCTTTGCTTCCTGTCACGCGCTCCACGTTACAGGTAAAACCAATAAGATTCCCAACGGTTGACTGCGCGCTCTCCTTTCCTCCGCTGCCCGGCTCTTGCTCTACCCAAGTGGTCACATAGCCCCATTTCATTTTATCGGCTTGAGCGGTCTGCCTGATTATGGCTTCGCGTTCGGCGGCCTCCTCTCTCAATGAAATCACGTCCAGCACAATGAACTTTTGCCTCATCGAAGGCAACGATGTTCCAGCGTCAATGTAAGTTCCCATCAACGCTCCTGATGTTTCTGCGCCAGTTCCTCCCTTCGTTCCCGCCTTGTCCCAATAACGAACAATGTTCGTAAGCGTTGGACACGCTTCTAATATCTCGAACCAGTTGCGCTTGAACTTTCCCCCTCCCCTTGGCGAAGGCTCCTGTTGAAGTTGACCGGCTGCGCCGTAAAGCCCTAAATTTACTTCCATGTTGGCAACCTTGAACGCCGTATATTTGTCCGGCCAAAGAAGTTCGCCTCTTTTGGTTCGTGGGTCAAAGAATCCCAAGCTCGTCGGCCTCAACTTTAGTGTAGCCGTCTTATGTTCTGGGTCGAACTTCATCGGCAAACACAAGTGCTGCCAGCCGCCCTTGCTCAATGCAACCCCAGAGCAGTCTTGTGAGTGCAGCCGTTGCATGATTAAAACGCGCTTGGCATCGAGGATTTCGCCCCTGACGCAGAATACGCCCTCGAACCACCGCGTAACTGACTGCCGCTCCGCGTCGGATTCAGCCTGTAAAACGTTGTGCGGGTCGTCAACGATGTTGAAGTGCGGGTGCTCGCCTATCCCCTTGCCCGAAATTGAACCCACAATGCGCCAGCCGCTTGCGCTGTTATCGAATCGCCCCTTTGTGTTCTGGTCTTCCTTAAGTTGAACAGGCCACCGTTTCTGATACCATTCATTCGCCACCAAGTCCCGCGTCCGCATCGAGTCGCGCAAGGCCAAGGATTCGGAATAGCTGGAGAACATGAACCGCTTACCCGGCTTAGTAGTCCAAACCCACGCAGGCCAGAACACGCAGCACAGCAGCGACTTCATCGTGCCGGGCGGAACATTTATCAAAAGCTGAGGTATCTTTCCCTCAGTCACCGCCTCCAAGTGGAAACAAATTGCCTGAATATGCCAGTTGTCGAAGAACTTCTCCTCAGGCTCAATAACGTGCCAAGCTTGAGAAACGAAGTCGTGTAAGCTCTGTTCGGCGAGACGGGTCTTCGCCCAAATCAATCTGTAACGGCGTTCGTCCAGCGTTGGTGGGTCTTGTGATGGGAGCTTGGTTTCAGTTATGGCCGTTTCCATTGAGCCGGTTTGAACCGAATAGAATAGCTTCGTCTCCTGCAATTAAATCGCGCAGCCGGTTTACAGGCGGTATCGGAAGACCCTCGAATAAACCGCTTCCGTCTGGATTCTGGAGCACCTGAGTTTCAATTGGTTTTCCAAACCCGTAAGCCAAAAGAGTCTTCAAGTCCTCGTTGTAAAGCCGTTCAAGAACAACCTTAAGCCTGACGCGAGTTAATTTGTCTTTGGTGTCAATCTCGTCAAGGAACTCGCGAATTTCTTTGCCGAGTTGTGCGCCTTTGATTGGCCTGCCTTTTGGGTTTCCCGATTGACCCGGAGTAAATCCCTTGCCAGTAACGCCGCCGATGATGCGAGCGTTATTACCAACGCAATTTTCAGTTTTAACTTTGCCATCCACTTCACTCATGACAATTCAAATATCGCCCGGATTTTAAGTTTTGGAAAGCGAAAAAGCAATAAATCTTTTCGCGCATAAAATTGGTTTATTTTGACTTTGAATAAACCGTTGGCTTCGGCCTGCCTTGGAGACCTTTGAACATGATTTTTAACTCGCCTGTTTTCGCCATCTCTTTAAGATTTGTCATGGCCTGTTCGCGGGTTAATGGTGGGGAAATATTGTGCCATGTAAATCGTTTGTTGTGCTTTGCAATCAACCTTATAAACCCCCAGACAACACCGCGCCGTCTGGCCGTCTTGTGACCGATGGGAATCGTGCCGTAATTTTGTTTAAGGTTCACTAGCCATCGAATTTTCCGTTTCATTTTTCTCCTTTTCGTTTTTGCTTATAAAGCTGTTCGACGTTTTTTCGCCAACTTTCAGCATTTAGTGGACAATAAACCCGCGACAAGCTCCTAAAATAGGAGCCCTTGCGCCCACGTTGCTCCCAGAGCGCGTATTCCCGCTCGCAAAGGGCAACGCAGCGGTTTCTTGCTTTGGCCTCGCTCAAATGATTCTGGGAAGCGTGGTGAATGCCGTAAAACCAGTGAGGATTTTTCCCCTCTTCGATTCTGATGCTGTCCGCGAGTCGGTTAAAGTCAATCTGCGCCGCCGGAGCGAGTTCGCACCCCTTCAACGCAAAAGCCAGAATCAAAGCGAAAACGATTTTCATTCAACAATTTAATCTGCCACTTTTGACAGAAATTCAGTCAAGTCATGCACAAGATGAATTTCGTGTTCTAGTTTTTCAGCCCAGATAGCCAACCCCTTCTGCTCGGTTGTTAACTTGCCGCCCTTGCGTTTGACCTCTACAAAAAAAACTCGACCGCGATTGGCTAGTATCACAAAATCGCATTCTCCTTTTGTGCGATAGGTTCTATGCGCCATTGAGCCGTGAAAGTAAATCCAACCTTTCGCCTTGCACACTTCAATTATTTGCGCGTGCAAGTCGGATTCTTTCAACTCCGGCTTTTTATAAAGCCTCGCCTGCATCTGCTCAAATTCCAGTTTTGATATTGTCACGTTCGTATTCCTCAATGATTTTCTGGTCTGCGCCTGTAATTTAGTAATACCTGTTGCAATTTTTGACCAGCCAATGTCGGCGAAATTTTCCAGCCCCACGGTGTCAGGTAATTCCGAAATGACATAGACGGTTCACCCTTCTTTATTTTCGTTTATTTGCAGACCGGCCTGCCCAACAAGCTGCTGGAGGCAACGGCGGTTGTGCATCTCACTTGCAATCCACGTCCCCAGTCCGCCGCGCCTCAGCAGCGGCGTTAGCTGGCTTGGTTTTTTTCGTTTCCACGGTTATGATGGTATCGTTGTGACAAGCCCCGTGGCAAATGAGTGTGACCCGATGCAGGACGAAGCCGCGAGACTTGCCAATCCCTGTCGAGTCCCATCCGAAGCAGATGGCTTTCCCGCCACTTTTCAGCACACGGGCGGCTTCGTCCTTGCATCTCGCCCAGTATTCAGCCCTTCCTGCCGTTCCATTTTGCTTCGGCTTGTATTTTCGCAGGGCTTGTTCGACCGAGTAGGGCGGGTCGAAAAGTATTCCGTCATATTCCGCGTCGGGTAGTGCTTTTAGGAAGTCGAGTCCATCCATGTGGTGTTCAGCCGGGTTATTTTCGTCGGCGTCATTTCTTATTGAAGCAGGGCTTGTCACACCAGCGAACGGGTCTATCCACACCCCTTGCATTTCCTCCTTGAGAAGCGTTGCCACGGTTTTCATTCGGAAGGTGTATTTGTGGGGCATCTCCCATGTGCGTTCCAATTTGACGCCAGCTAACAATTCGTTGGAGCGAAACCCTGCGGGCTGCGCTGGCGCTTGCCGCTTCACAGGAGAAAGCTTTCGAATGATATACTCACGCACAAAAACTTGTGTCCAGTTAGGTTCGATGGGGCGGATTTCTTTTCCATCATTCGAGCATTTGTCTGTCGGTAAGACTTTTCGATGTATCTTTACCCATTTGTATCCTTTTGGTGGTTTCATATTTCGCTTTCTCCTGTTTGCGGTTCGCTCAACTCGTCGCGTTAGCCAGCATTGATGATTTGGAAGCCGATGGTGATTTCGTTGGGCTTCAGTTCGACCGATTTCAGGAACACGGCCACCTTGTATCCGAGGTTTTTCGCCACGCCACGTTGCAGGGCTTCCATGTTCACGATGGATTCGCCGATTGTCCTGGCAGAGAATAGTTCACTTTTGCAGGTGAGCTTCATATACATCGTTTGATCTTTTGGCACACAGGCATGAGCCTCGACGTTGAACGGCTCGTTGCATTTGGGGCATTTTATTTCCATAGATTTTTCAGTTATCACGTTGCTGGCTAACAACCGCATGAAGCCAATGCGGATTGCTCCTGGACTTGGGTGGTTTGGGTTGCAATTTTGGGTGTCATTTTGAAATCGCCGCATGGCTTATGCGGACGTTGGGCAGCAAAGTCACGCTCTTGTAAAATTCGACGGCTCTCAAAACGAAAGCCGCAAATGTTTCCCGCCGCGAGTTCCAGCACGGCGGCTTTGAGTATTTCGTATCGCGGGCGAGAAAGCAGACATCCCAGCTTAAGCGGCAGCGGCTTCGCATTTCTTGACGCTGGGTGACGCTGACGGTGATTTTGATGCAGTGACGGCTGATGACCAGTTCCGGCTCACACAGGACATTTACGCTTCGGTGGCAGCTATTCAGCGTTGAGACTGGCAGCTTGTATCCGTGCAGCGCCATCAGTTGCGGCCATGCCTTTTTTTCGTCGTCCTGATTCTGATAGGCCATCGGAAATTTCAGCATCATGTCGAGGCTGATTTTGTGCCACTTCCGCCAGCGCAGTTCCGCCGGATAGCGTGAGCAGATCGCGTCGAGGATGCAGTCGCGGATGCTGTCTTGGTTTTCCTGCCATGTGGTTGTCTCGACCACATGGGGATTTGTTGAGACGATCCGGCCACTGTGCCAAGGCTGGGTTTCGTTGTTCACGCATCCACCGTAGGCGCATAGGTATTCTTGCGGGCCGGATGTTCCCCATCGGCCTGGGTCGCGGAATGTGTGTGCCGTGGACATCAGAAATTGGAGCGTGCGCGCCAGTTCTCCGATGCTTCGATAGTGGCTAAAGCCGGGTTCGATAAGTTCGCCAAGTTTCTTTTTCATTTTTGTATATCTCAATTTTGCTGCCCAACAAATCGTTGCAGGAAACGCCTATTGGACGCTGCCTTCAGAGTTGGACGCCTCGCGTGCGGCGTTCCTGAACTCTGCGTTGGACTGCTTTTCTTGTCGGGGCGCTTCCTCCCACACCACGGGCAGTATCGGAATGGGATTCCGTCATAGAGGTCACGACCAGCCCGCAGGCTTTGAAGCACTATCGGGCCGTTCACTTTTTCAATCTGCACAGGCCAGTCGGGGCAGCAGTCCAACACGGCGCTGGAGACAATCGGCACTACGCCTTCCAGTTTGTCAGCCGCATCAGTTGTTCCGCCATTAGTTGTGATTGCCATATTATTCCTTTCTCGACCGTGCCGATGTCTCAGCTTGGTCGTTCAGCCTCATAGCCGTGGGCGGTAGATTATCACCGCGATTGGGAACGGCCACGCGACGCCGGTCGGGTTTTTCACTCTCCCCTTTGGGTATCTCACTTCAGTAGCCTTCGCAGCGTAGCGATGCCACCACTCGGTATCCACACGGGCAGGCACGAAGCACACCACCAGCGCACCGTTGTCCCGTGCTTCCTCGTATGCCTTCTTAATCCACACGCCGATCTCGCGACCGTATGGTGGATTCATAAAGACACGTTCATCTTGCCATGATTGGGCCAGGCCGTTTTCAGCGGGCGTAAAATGTTTCACGCACTTTGCCGTTTCGTGCGTGCAACAGGGGTCGAGCGTGAAGCCAAATTCGAGATTCAGGTAGTCGAACCATTCCTGCGGGGTTGGCCACGTCATGTCTTTTGAACTGCTCATCACAGTCATCGTATTGTTGGGGTGCGATGAGGCTGAACAACCGCATGAAGCCAATGCGGACTGTTCCCGTGCTTGGGTGGTTTGGGTTGCAATTTTGTGTGTCATTTCAAATTCGCCGCATGGCTTATGCGGACATTAGGCGTATTCATTTGTCCGCCTCATTTATTACGAGCCACAAGCCGCGCCCGATAAACCAGAGAGTGTCAAGCATCAGAACACCCATGCAGATCAGTATTGAGGGCGGCGGTTCTCCGACTTGGGCTGGCATTCGAGCGATGATGTTTGCGGCGATGAAA